CCCAACTTTACGTTACTGAAAGTTCCAACTCCAACGTTACCGTCTCTAACATTGGCAACAGTAGTTGTTGTGGTTAATGTCAAACTAGTTGTATTATTTACTTGAACTCTATTGAAAGTTTCATCACCAGTCCCAGTTTGATATCTAATAATGTCTCCTACGTTAATCCCATCAAATGTTTTTCCTGAACTTGTTAATGTGTTTCCTGAAATTGATACATTAGAAATTCCATTTGGTAAGTTGAAGGAGTCTAATACCGAATCTGCAACAAAATCTTGACCAAATCCAGTAACTGCTGTTGTTTGCACTACTGATCTAATATCTTTGGTGCCATATACATCAATTGAACTGATAGATGCTGAAACATCAATGCCATTGATAATTAGTTGCTCACCAGCAGAAAAAGTTCCAGAAGTCTGTCTAACTTCTATGGTGCTACCAGTACCAGAATCTACAGCATATCCACTAGCACCACTACTCTTACCCTTGATGAAAGTCGATGTTACAAGACCTAATGAAGATACGGGAGTATTTAAAGTAAGTTTTGTATATGTTTGAACATCATACAAGTATAAATCCCAATTAGTTGCTGCATTCTCATAAGCAGCGTCGGTTAAATTAAATGTATATACTCTAGCGTCTCCAATTTTATTTCCAGACCCACCAAACTGATCATATAGGGCAATAATTTCTTTTTGTTTTGGAGAACTAGAAACATTATTAACTCTCAAGAGGTTACCCATCTCAAAAGATACATTTGCATTAGGAATTGATATAGTATCTCTTGGTTTTTCTACATCTATAATAGAATTTGAAACGGTCTCTACATTATATCCACCAACATAAGCTTCTCCAGGAGAAACTTTAACACACATTAAATCATCTGATGGAGTATTTAATTGGTCTGTAGATTGAGTTTCAAAAAATAGACCATCATTACCTAACTTATTATTTAAAGAGTTGTGTACAGATACATTGAAATTATCTAGTGCATAATGACCAGACTCTTCATATGTTCTTTCTGCAATATAATCACCAAGTCTGGAGAGTTCTGTTTTAGATTCAATTTTTTTTATCTTACCACTATCTACTCTAAGAAGTTCGATAAAATTAGTATCATTTGTATCTGATATTAATTTTTTGGAAAGAGTTAAACTGATTTGTAGTCTATCAGCTCCTGGTGCTGAATAATTAGTAAATCCTTTAGCATTGTCGTATAAGGATTGATCGTCTTTTGCATTAACGAGAAGTTCTTGTATTGATAAACCTACTCTGTAAGTTGGTGTATTTGTATAATTATCCAGTATAATAGTTTGTTTTGAGACATTTACAAAATGTCCTCTAACAAAATAAACACCATCACCAATTGATGCTGCAGATCCAATAGATGTTGCATCTAAAGCAATCAAAGACGCAAAAGGAGTTCCAGCACTAATTGTAGTGTTTCCATAAGTTATATTTTGATTGGCATACAGCGACTCTCCATCTTCAAATGGTTGAAAATCAAAATTACTATTAGAATCTTTATATTTTACATAAATTGTAACATATTCAACATTTGAATTATTGGGAAGAGCAACATACTGAACAGTTGCCGTACTTCCAGATATCTGTCCTGTAACTGTTTTCCCTATGAGTTCATTTATGTATAATGATATATCAATACCAAGTTGCTGACTATTTAATTTTACCGCATAAAAATACCCATCATATACAATATTTCCGGGAATTACTACACTTCCTTCTTTAAAAGTGTATCTGCCATGAGATTCAACTTGATTTTGTAATATTGATTGTAAAGTTGTTAGTTCTCTTGCCTGAACTGGATATCCTGGCTTAAATAAGACCTTATGAAAATTTTTATCAGAATCGAAATCATCAAAATATGGATTGATATTTAAATCTGTTTTTTGTGCCATGTTTTTTAGAATTCCAGAATGATTTTAATGTCTTCTTTTTGCCTAAGATTTCTCTCAACTTCGGGTCTATTATCAATGTAAATAATTGTCCCTGTCTTCTTATTTATCTCTGGAGAAGCGAGTCCCGCAGTGAAATTAACACCCAAATTTATTCCATTAAAAGTTGTCCCATTAAAAGATGAATCTATAGATGTTTCTCCTACACCAACTACAGTAACTAGTTGTTCCGATACAAAATCTACTACATTAGCAGTAGTTCCAATTCCAACACCAACATTTATGGCATCTCTTTGATCTACCTTATTTGGGAAGTAAAGTGATCTATCTCTATAGTATTTTAAAACTTTTGTATCTTTATCCCAAGAGGCTACATAACCTTTTGCTTCATATTTAATGCCACCAATAGTTCTATCTTGTTGCATCAAGCTCCCAACTGCTGGATCTCCCCCTGGAAAATCTCCTCCAAATTTTATAGAATATAATGAAGAGTAGGTTGATCCCGTATAAGTGTTTCCAATCCCAGTATCCGAATATTCAGATACATTTTTTAAAATTCCAACTTGTGCAAATTTTGTTTCGACAGGAAAATCTTTTGTAGAATCATCAAATCTTGTATAAACTAAAACTCTATCGGCACCCAATTCTGTATAAATGTCGTATCCATGACCCCTTGATGGAGGAATAATCGGGATTAGTGTTGCTGGATCGGATATAGTATCACCCACTCTTCCAAGATCAACAATGGCCCAAGTATAATCACTTCCACCAGTAACAATATTTGCTGATGTAATTGCTCCGCTATCGTCTACTGTTATAGAAACAGTAGCACCAGAACCATCACCCAGAATAGGATACTCGCCAGCCGTATATCCAGAACCACCATCTTCAATATAAACTACTTTGATTTGGTCATTATTATCACCAGCATCTCTAACATCAGCAATTTGAAGATCTGTAGATGTTGACCAATTGTTTGGAAGAACAATATATTCTGTAGAGTCAAACTTAATTACATCATTTGGAGATATTGAAAATAAGTACTTCCAGACATAACCATCATCATATGGTACTGGTTGAACATCAGTTCCTGTTGGTTCATATAAAGAAGAAGATCCTTGTGGTTTATCACCAGAAGACCCATTATACAGACAAATATAAACTCTAAAATCGCTAGTAATTACATAATAATCTGAATTATATAATGTGGTTGTTCCAGAATTTGGAGTTACATTTAAGACACTGTAATCGTGTCTATACATGTCATAATTTATGTCAGAGGTCCACTGGACTTTTCTTACCACTTTTCTAATATTTTCACTGGTAATTCTTCTACCAAATAACGCAGTATCTCTATAATGATTGAGATACTGTGTGTTATCAGTGGGAGATGGAATAGAAGTTTCCCAATTAGAATCTCTACCAAATCCTGTTGCTGTAGGATTCGATAGTCCTAAAAAAACATAATACGAATTATTATCATCCAATACAGAATTTACAAAATTATCAGCATTCAATATTCTAAATTGATCTGTTACTACAGCAGCCATGTTAATATAGTTTTTTAGATATTTATAATACTTTGGGGAACTATAACCTAGGAATAGCGCCAGTTGATCTTATACCAACGTTTCTTCTTTGAATTAATGGGTATGTAGAAAGACCAGAAACAATATTTCCTGTCACACCTATAGAAATTGGATTAGAAGATCTTTGCAATCCAGAAGTATTTGATAGTCTTCCCCAAGAGAAATGACCAACAGGAGTATATTGAGAACTTTGTGTTGCAATTCCGATCAAATTAGAATTAGAATGTACCCTACAAGTAACAATGCCCGAGGATGCATCAATCTGATCGACAATGTAAACGTTGTTGAGATAATTAGTACCGATTCCAATAGTTTCTGTATCAGAAGAATTTATGGAAGTAACTCCATTTCCAACAGTAGTATCAAAAATATAAATTGGATATCCTACTTGAAGATCAGTTCCAACCAAATAATTTGCACCTTCTTTAGATGTTATGAATAACTGAAATTCTATGGCAAGTGGTAAAGTTGTTGATGCAATTCCAATAACAGATCCAGATTCTCCTTGAATCGTTTCAAAATTCTTTACAAGTTCAATTGAATCATTGCCAGTTATTGTTGATATTGCAGCAGTTGATATTCCACCGACCATTAAACAATCAAAAGCAGGTCTAGTTGCTGGAGCAGGAGGATCATCATATTTAAATAGTTCAATACTATCAACAAATATTTCAGTATCAGTTGTAGATACATCACCAATTATATTTGCTACTGGGAATACTAATGCTTCAATAGAATCTCTGGATTTTGAAACTACCTCACCATTTATAATTTTATCGACTTTTTGTTTTGTCCAACTTAATGGTCTATAATTCTCACTAATACCGGAACCAGAGTATAGATTTGTTTCAAATTTATCAGAGAATGATAAATCTGTAACAGTTCTCTTATCTTGCCCTAAAATATTTGGATACTCATTAGATTTGGGTATTTGAACTACATCACCTTTTTTTATAGTCTCATTAACATTAGTTACTTTTACAATATCAACATCTGTTCCTTCATAGAAATAAATTGAAATATTATCTTCTGGTTTTGGTGCAGTTGTGAATGTAAAGGAAGTTCCTCCACCAAAGTTATAAGAGAATCCTGGTTCTTGAAGAATGCCATTGATGAATATCAATAAAGAATTTTCCAATTTAATTCTGGATTCTTTTTCAATTTCAAAACTAAGAAGATCTCCATTATAAAATAGGGGGAAAGTTTTTCTAGATCCATCTTGATATTCTTTAATAGAATCAATAAAATCTAACTGCCCAAATTCCCAAGAAGCAAATTTATCACGATATGTTTCTAATACAAGTAATTCAAATTCATGAATTGGTGATGATAATCTATAATCAGTAACTAATCCGACTGGTTTAAATACATCTCCTCTTTGGAAGGAATAACCCCTCTTAGTGATCTCAAAATCAGTTACTCCATAATATGTTGATCCTATTCCAGTAGCACCTACAGGTCCAACATTTAAACTGATAGATAATCCGATTCCAGATTGTGTTGTTGCACCAATACCAAGTCTAGAAACACCTATTACAGAAAGATTTTCATAAGAAGGTGGTGAAACAAATATCTGTGGATTATTATATCCTGTTCCACCAGCACCAATGTTAAAGGAAAGTGAACCTCCAGCACCAACAATTGCAGTAATACTTGCAGGGTCTCCACCATGATTGGAATCATAAACAGTAACGCCAATTGAAGTGAGACCATTATAACCAAAACCATAAGTACCGCCTATTAATCCTGTTGTAATACCTGCAATAGATCCTCCAGCACCAACTATGGCAGTAACAGATGCCCCAACAAGAGGAGCAAAACCAAGTCCAGGTGTGGAACCATATGAAACAATAATTCCACCTCTTGGAGTCTCATTCATGTTTACATCATAATCTGAGAAAATATATTCTAAAGGATCCGTATCTGGTTTTGTTATACCGGAGAACACCAGTGTTGTTATTCCAGCAACACTATCTTCTAAAATATCAAAATTTCCATTTGGATTATTATCAGTTGATGGTTGTTGGAAAATTCCATTTATTAGAATAATTCCACTTCCACCAATAGTTCCAATACCTGTGGTATCGGCACCACCAACTCTTAATGTAAATGTTCTTCCGATTCCATTAAATTCATTTGATATATCATCGTATATCTTATTCGTTGTGTATACAGATCTTAAAAATACTCTACCATTAAACTCTGAAGTTTCATAATCTGTATTATAAATTGTAGTATCGAGTTGGGGATTCCCCCTTGGTGGATCGACAAAGTGTATTTCATTTTCTACAATATTATATGAACCTCTATAAATGTCTACTACTGTAGATGAGGTGTGGGAAGTTGCGCTAGTTCCAACAAATCCTCTCTTTGTACTGACTAAATTGAATGCTCCGCTATTTGTAATTGGACCAGAGATTGTAGTTCCTAATCCAACATTAACTACATTAAAATATTCATCATCTATTTTTAGAATATCCGTAG